GGACGAACATTGCGAGGTTGCCAACAGCGCACACCACGTTGGGGTTGACCAACATGAGTTCGGCCTTGAGGCGTTCCGCGTGCCGGAGAAGCTCAGGCATCACCCACTTACCGTTCCAGTGAACGTGTTGGGAGGTGATGTCCTTTTTCTTCACTGCAATGAGGCTTTCCACCTTGCCCAAGCGCACGCGCTCGTTGATGGCCAGGGTGACGTAGCAGCTTTCGCGGTGCATGTTTGCTTCGGCCAGCATCTTGGAGAACTCCATCCCTGTGGTGCCGCAGAAAGGGGAGCCACGCTGGAGGTCAACTTCAGTGGGAAACTCGCCGACGATGGCGATACGGGCATTCCCTGGACCGATAGCTTGAATGACTGACATTGGGGGTGGGGGGTTAAGGGCAGCAGCGAGGACTGCCGCCACAGTAGTGCTTGTAGGTGGTCTTGCCTGTGCGTTGCCCATGGGTCAGCTCGGTGATGTCGAAGTAGAGAGGGCCCCACTGGTCGCAGCAGCTGCACAGTGCGCTGTAGCTACCGTCACTTTTGAGTTGAAGGTTGTCTGCAAGCTCCTCTTCCTCAATCTGGCTTGGCAGACTGTGATCGACAGTCTCGAAGACCCGCCCTTCAAACAGTGGATTGAAGAGTTCCAGGTTGAAGGGTACGGCCTTCTTGGGAGATCCAGGAGAGGTGAGTTTCTCGTGCCAGCCGAGGATGTGATCGCGTGCCATGCTCAACCCCTTCCCAGCAGACCCAGCAACTCATTGCCGAGGTCTTTGCCTTGCTGCGCGCTGCCCACACCTGCCACGATCAGCCCCTGACCTTCCTGCACAGTGTCCAGTGTCTTCGCACGCTGCAGGCAGATCCCGTAGTATTCGGGATTCATTTCCAGCACAGTGGCTTTGCATTTGAACGCGTGGGCGGCTGGGAGCAGAGTGCCGGAGCCCCCAAAAGAGTCGAGCACGCTGTCGCCAGGGCGAACACTACGACGCAGAAGGTCTTCGTAGAGGGCGACAGGCTTCTGCGCACCATGCTGGAGACCTGCGTCCGCATACGTCGTGATGACGTCTGGGTAGATCGCTGTGGTTTTCTTTTTGCCTTTGATCGCATAGAGCAGAGTCTCGTATTGGCGGCGAGGGCCTTGGTCAGGCAAAGGCACGCGGCCAGAGTTGGGCTTGGTGCAGATGAAGGGAGTGCGGAAGACGTACCAACCAGCTGCGCGCATCCATTCACGCAACAGGCGGAAGTTGTCGATGTCGCAGAAGACATACGCGTGGGCTTCCGGCTTGGCCACGCGGAAAGCCAGTGGGCACCATTCCTTCATCAAGGCTTCGAAGGAGGCAAAGTCGTCCTTGTAGTGGTGTTCGTTGTTGGCCAAGCGGCCATCACCACCGTCACCAAAGGTATCTGCGCCCATGCCATAAGGTGGGTCAGTGAGGATCACGTCAAACTGCTCAGCATCGGCTGTGCGCATCCAGTCCAAGCAGTTCACGTTGAGGATGCGATGGACATCACTGGAGAAGGTCTTGCCAACCGCTGCCGCGAGTTCCACGTTGCGCTGGGTGTTTTCCTGGCGCTTGAGGATCTTGAAGGCTTCGTCGGTGGACTTGGCGGCAGCGATCGCGGGGTTGTGGAGGTGCTGGGCAACGATGAGGTCTTTGCGCACGCGTTCCTGGAATGCGCCGTCACTGCGGCCAGTGAGTTCGACAGCAGTGTCGGCGACGGTGTGGATGCGGCCTTCGGCTTGTGCTTGCTGACTGCGGAGCTTGTGGAGCTTGGACTTGGCGGCGGCGCTCTCTTGCCAGGTGAGGTCTTTGCGGGCGTAGTTTTCTTCCCACTCAGCTTCCTCAGCTTCCAGGGCGGAGAGCTGGCCCAGCGTGGTGTAGGGGATGAAGTCTTCGGGGACTGGCTCGTCGTTGTAGCGGAGGTGGCCGCCCAGCATCCACATGTCAAGGATGGCGCGCAAGCGGCGTTCACCTGCAACCAGGATGCGACCCTTGGGGTCAGGGGATGCAACAGGCTGGCCGGTTTGGGCGGAGAGCAGCATGGTGCCCGGCACAATATCGCGGGTGACGACTGCGTGCATCAACCCCTTCACACGGATGAGTTCGCTCAGCTCACCGAGCGCGTTGGGGTCGAACTCCTTGCGTTGCCGGTCTGGCGTGATGTAGAGTTTGCTGACTTCAATGATTTGCATGGACATTGCTAGCCCCTCCAGGGCGATTGTGTTGTGCTAGGGACGTGAAAAAGGGCGCACAAGGCGCCCTCTGAGGTCAGGGCAGACGCCCTGAAACTGGGCCGATCAGAGACGGCCGACCTTCTTGATTTCGGGGAACACGTCGTCGGAGTTTTCGCCTTCGCGGTGCGACACAGTGACGTTGGCCATCAGGCCCGGCAGCATATCGAACGAGAAGGTTTCACCAGGACGGTTCTTGCCCACGGCTTCGCGCAGACGGCCCAGGCCGATGTTCTTGCCGGTGGAGTCGTCGAGGACGATCTTGCCTTCAGCCGTGACCTTGGTGTCGAGCATCACGCCCTGGCGGACGGACACGTTTTCGCGGTTCAGGGCAGACTTGACGCCAGCATCTTCGATGCTCCAGGTCACGTCCAGGGCAACACCAGACTTCGAGCCGTCTTTGGACTGCCACTGACGGGCTTCGACCTTTTCGATCAGGGCTTGGTAGGTGCCGACAGGGCAGGGGATGACGCGGGTGTCGTTGGCAGAGGTGGTGGCGGAAGAGAGGAAGGATTGGGTGTCGAAGGACATTTGAGTTTCCAGTGATGGAGCGGAGGGTGGAGGGGTAGGCCGGGAGCAGAGCGCCCCCGGTGGTTGTATTATGCACGGCGGAGAGCAGCGCACAATGGGGAAGGGTGAGAACTGTGGGGGTGGTGAGGGGTTTCTTGTGAGGATTACTCCGGAGTAATCCTCATGAATAACCCGTTACACCACACCCCCACGGCTCTTCCACTTTTCAATGATCGCGCGGAAGTCAGCTGGCAGACCAGATTTGATCTGCAAGTTGCGGGTCTTGACATCGGCTTGCACTGAGCCAGTATCCCAGGTGAACTTATCCCCCTCGCGGACAGTCAGGATCACGTCGCTGAACATTGGGGGGAGCTTGGGGGCCAAGGCCTTGCCCAGCGTGCTGACCATAAGCTTCACGCCACCGAGCACTGCGTCAGTCTCACGCTCAACGTGGGCGATGAGGACGACGTGGCAGGCACAGTCGTTGGTGTTCTGTCGGATGTAGCGTTCGATCTGATCCTGGGCAATGCCCCAATCGGACTGGTTGCGGACTGCCTTGCCCCCCACCACCAGCGACATTGCAGCGACCGCCAGCCCGGCCATACCGTCGATCACCAGTGCGCGGCTGGGAGTCCAAGTGTCCACGCAGCCGAACTTCTCCCCTGTTCGGTCGTCAGGGAAGTTGTTGAGGGCTTCCAGGATCTTGATGAAGCCGTTGTGGTTGCTGCGGTTGGGGTCGTTGGCCTTGGCCAGGGTGTCCAGCGCCATGGTGTTGACCTTGGTGGCGGTGGTGATGAGGTCAGCGAAGGAGGCTTTCGGGGCAGAGACCTTGTGCCAGTGGAGGTTGGCAGGAACGGGGAGGCCACGGTCAGTCCAGTAGCCCAGGAGGGATTCCATGCCGGATTCCAGGGCGAGGTAGAAGACCTCCACGCCCGCATCGACAAGGGTGCCGATGGCATGGGTTTTGCCGGTGCCGGCAGGGCCCATCAGGAGAGTGTTGACGCCTGGGAGGAGGGAGACTGGCTTGGTGGCCGGAGCCGTGGCGGTATCAACTGGTGCGTTCATGTGTAATGCCTTTCAGCAAATTCAAGATGACGGTGGAACTCCCACCTGAGAGCGTCTGACACAGTGGTCAGACTGGCGTTGAAATCCTCATCCCACGGCAGCATCACACTGCCGGGGATTTCCCCTGCGTTGCCCTGGCACTTCCTGCAGGGCCTGCGCCACACCATCCATTCCTGGGACTGCTGGGAGCTGAGCTTGTCCACCGGGCAGCGGGCCCAGAGTTCGGCGCAGCTTCCGCAGAAAAAGGCGTAGGGTTGTGGGGCTTCGAGCGTGCCGTGGACGCGGACACGTTCGCGCAAGGCGCTGCCGAGGTATTGGCCCTCGATGATGAAGTGCTGGGTGTAGGGCATGGGGCGATGGGCTGTGGGTTACTTGGCGTTGGACAGCAGTGAGCTAAAGCTATCCTGATCCACACCACCTGCAGCGACAGCGGCATCCGGTCCTGCAGCCACACTGCCATCCGTCCGCACATGCCCCCACTGAGCCTCATACTCAGCCACGCTGGTTTCCTTCTTGAGCAAAGGATCCCAGACCTTCTGTTCGAAGTACACTGGCAAGAACGATTCGGGGTTCTGCTCTTTACAAATCCGCGTGAACGCACAGCCGCCATAGTCGGTGCAAGCCCCATCCAGGTTCCAATCCCACACACCGCTTTCCCAGCACTGGATCATGCGGCGGATGTCACGCAGGGTTTGAGCTTCCCAACGCTCAAGCTCGTAGGATGAGCGGTAGGTCGGAACTTCCAGGGTGTCGTACTTGGTCTTCAGGATGCTGATGCCACGGACAATTGCGCCTTGGGTTTTGATGCCCTGCTTCGCAGCAGCCCACGCATACCCGGTGAACTGCGAGCGCATTTCCCACTGCCGCCCCCACGACGCGCCGAGGCTGGAGGTGGTCTTCTCGTCATAGATGTAGACACCACCGGCGCGCTCAGCGATCATGTCGCTTCGTCCGGTGTAGAGGATGGGGCTGCCTGTGACAGGGTGGAGGATGTCGAGGGGCTCGGCGAAACTGAACTCGATGCCGCGTCGTCCAGAAGGCAGAGTGATAGGGTTCGCCCCGTCAGCCCCGAGCGGGTACTGCTCAAAGTAAAACTCCAAGGCTCCACACATCCGTTCAAGGCTCTTCGCAGAGTCCGCTGGACATTCAAACGCACCGTAATGCTTGATGAGGGCCTGCAGACCAGCACCTTCAGCCTCTTCGGGCGTTCTGCCTTCGACATAGAAAGCATTTCGCGCAGCTTCAATGCCAGAAGCGAACGCACCGCCGGCGACAAGGTGAACGGATTGTTCTTTGGCTTTCCAGTGCTGGACATATTGGCGGAAGAACTTTTGAGGGCAGGCACGGAAGGTGGAGAGGATTGTGCTGTCTACAGTGTGGGGCATCATGGGGCGGTTCATTGTGGTGTGCCTTCGAGGTAGGTGGACAGGGCTTCACTGAGGCCGGCTTCCTGAGCGGCGAACAGGAATAGGCGAGGAAAGCCAGCGTAGCTGGTAGTGAAGTTGGGCTCGGAGGTGTCTGCGCTGATGTAATACTGATCTTCGCCGGTGTAGCGTGACAGGGAAGGATCGTCGTTAGCACAGTTGAACAGGTATTCCTGCGTGGGAGCATCGTAGAAGAGGTCGCCCCAGTAGCTGTCAAGGTTGACGCCATCGTCCATCACCATGAGCTGGCAGCCTGTCTTGACGCACTGCCAGCTTTCTTCCTGGACAACGTCCTGCCAGTGACGAGTTGGAGTTTCGGACACGACTTCCTCCTGCCCCTGCACACTCTGCCCGTTCCAGGTCAGGGTTTGCAGTTTGCTGATCGTGGCCTGCAACGCGTTGATCTTCACCTGATGGTCGGCTTCGAGCTTTTGCAGGGCTTGCTGCGCCGCGTCCACGGCAGCGGTGGCGAGCTGCTCTGGCGTACTGGTGATGTGGTAGGTGATGGTGGCAGCACCGAGTCGTCGCCAGCCACAGGAGGTCATGTCCAGGCCGAGGCCACAGATCTGAGCGTAGTTCTCGATGCTGACTGGATCGTTGAGGTCGATGTGGAGCATGGCGTCTGGGTTTGACAGCCACAGGCCCTGAGCGAGCTTGAGTTCGGTGATAGGCATGGTAGGTTCTCCAGTTGGTTAAGGCGCTACTGGAAGCGTAGCCGGCAGGGCACACAGCGGAGAGGCTGGATGCCCTGGGAGGCTAGGCTCACAGACCGTCGAGCAGCGCATCGCTGTCGATCGGACCCGCTTTGGCTTTGGCCTTCGACGCAGTCTTGCGCTCTGTGCTGGCAGCACTCACGCCTGCCGCACCCACACGTTCCTTGCGGATCGCAGCGATGGCTTCGGTGAGTTCTTCAGTCGTGATGGTGTTGTTGGCGACCTTCTGGCGCCAGGATTGGATCTGGGATTGGATGACTGTGGAGGTCATGGGGGGCTTTCAGAAGAGGGGAGAGGG